CGCCTGAGCAACGCAAGATCGCCGAAAACGAACTTGCCGCCAAAATGGGAACGGGAAACTCTGGCAAGCCGCTCATTCTTGAGGGCGATACCGCATGGGAACAACTGACGATATCGCCAGAAGATGCCCAGATGCTGGAAAGCAGGACTTTCTCAGTTGAGGAGATTTGCCGGTTCTTCGGCGTTCCGCCACACATGGTCGGGCATACAACCAAGGCAACCAGTTTCGGCACCGGCATCGAAAGCCAGACATTGGGCTTCCAGAAGTTCACTTTGCGGCGTCGCTTCAAACGAATTGAGCAGGCTCTGGAAAAGCAGCTTCTCACGCCAGCTGATCGGGCGGCGGGCATCGCGATTGAATTCAATCAGGAAGGCTTGCTTCGTGGGGATAGTAAGGGGCGCTCTGCATTTTATCAGGTCATGACCGCCATCGGCGCGATGACGATCAATGAAGTGCGCAGGCTTGAAAACCTTCCTCCAGTCGAAGGTGGCGACGTTCCCCGCATCCAGATGCAGAACGTGCCAATCACCGAAACCGAAAACGATTTGATCGGCCACAACGGTGGTCCGCCACTTGAGGATTGATCGTTATGAAAACCAAAGATTTCGCCCTTCAGGTGAAAGGGCTGTCTGATGATGGCAGCTTCGAAGGTTATGCCAGCACGTTTGGTGGATCTCCGGACAGCTACGGCGATATCGTAGCGCCGGGTGCTTTTGCCGAAACTCTGGTCGAACATCACCGATCAGGCACCATGCCGATGATGTATTTCGGGCATGATTCCCGGTCGTTGCCGATTGGCGATTGGCTGGAAATGGCTGAGGACGGTAAAGGCCTGTTAGCCAAAGGCCAGATCGATATCGAAGACGAGTTCGGTTTCCGGATTCACAACGCGATGAAAAAGAAGCGGGTGAGGGGATTATCCATCGGATACTCCATTCCTGCGGGTGGTTCTGAGCCAGACGAAAAGCGCCCCGGCGTTACGATTCTCAAAAAGATCAGGCTGGTTGAAGTGTCTGTGGTGAACAACCCGGCAAACAAGCGCTCCCTGATTGAGACTGTGAAATCTGACCGCATGGAAGAATTTGTCCGACGCTTGCGCGACGGCGATCCCATGCCGATCAAAGAATTTGAGGGCATCCTACGCGAGGTAGGGGTTCCCAATAGCCTAGCCACACAGATTGCCTCTGTTGGTTATGCGAAAGCCGTTCTGGGCGAGCCAGAGGGCGAAAAGGCAGATCCGAGGGCCGATCTCATTCGTGCATTGATGCGCGACTAAGGCTCAAGTTTATTCCTCACGGAGACATTCCATGAAAACGTTCACCTTTAACCGGGTCTTTGTGCTCGGTATTTTCGCATGCCTTGCGCTCGCCTCCGTCGCCGTTTTGTTCGGCGTTGATCACGGCGTAGCAGGCAGTTTCATGATGGCAACCGCTGGCGCTGGCGCGTCTGCCGGTGTTGAAGAACTCGCCGCAGACCTGAAAAAGAGCTTTGCTGACAAGCACGACAAAGTCAAAGAGTTGGCAGAGCAGGCGCTCAGCGAAGCCAAGAAAACCGGCGATATCAGTCAGGGCCTGAAGGAAAAGGCTGACGAAGCTCTTTCCGGTATGAATGAAATCAAGGCGCGCCTTGATGACATCGAGCAGAAAGCAGCGCGCAACGGTTCTGGCGAGCAGCAGCAGCGAACTCTGGGTCAGCAGTTTGTGGATCTGGAAGAGCTGGAAGCGATGAAGGCGGCACCGCGTAGTGGTGCATCTGCCAGCCTCATGATTAAGGCTGACATCACCTCTGGTACTGCCGATGCTGCGGGTAACGTTGGTGCTGCCATCGCTCCGAACCGCCTGCCGGGCGTTCTCGCTCTGCCTCAGCGCAAGCTCACTGTTCGCGATCTGCTTTCGCCTGGTCAGACGGATAGCCCGAACATCCTGTACGTTCAGGAAACCGGTTTCACCAACAATGCAGCACCTGTCGCTGAAGGTGGCCTTAAGCCTCAGTCTGATCTGAAGCTTACGGATAAGAACATCTCCACGAAGGTTATTGCTCATTGGTTCCGTGCATCAAAGCAGATCCTGAGCGATTTCTCTCAGGTGCGCTCGCTGATCGATGAGCGTCTGATCTACGGCTTAAAACTGGTCGAAGAAAATCAGATCCTCAACGGTGACGGTACCGGTGAAAATCTGGAAGGTATCATTCCACAGGCCACGGCTTACGCTGTCCCTGCCGGATTGACCTCTCCAGTACCGGTCACGGGTATTGATGTTCTGCGCATCGCCATGTTGCAGGCGGCTCTGGCAGAGTATCCCGCAACTGGCCACGTCCTTCACCCTATCGATTGGGCATCTATCGAGCTGCTCAAAGATACCGAAGGTCGATACGTCATCGGCAATCCGCAAGGGTCGCTCAATCCGACGCTGTGGAACCTTCCGGTGGTCGAAACGCAGGCAATCTCGGTTGGCAAGTTCCTAACCGGCGCATTCAAACTTGGCGCTCAGATCTTCGACCAATGGACCAGCCGTATCGAAGTCGGATTCCAGAATGATGACTTCGTTCGCAACAAGGTGACGATCCTTGGTGAGGAGCGCCTGGCGCTCGCAGTCTACCGTCCTGAAGGCTTTATTTACGGCAACGTAACACCAGCATCTGGCGGTGGCGGCTGATCTTGATCGGCTCAGATCGACGGGCGGCGCAATCCGCCCGTTTCCTGAACCGAAGGAGAAAGACCATGAAATTCGACGTTCTTCGTGAGCATATCGGTGACAAGTTTTACAAGGAAGGTGATACCCGTGATGCGGACGAACTCACCGTCAAGCAGCTTGTCCGTAATGGCGTGCTTCGCCCTATCTCGGACGAAAAATCCTCCAGTGCAGCCCCAATTGACCAGTCGCAGGATGGGACGAATGGCGGCGACAAATCTGCACCATCGGGCTCGGCTAGCGCAAATTCAGATGGCAGCGATGGTACGGCTGGCGATCAAACCAATGACGCCAAAAAGGCGGGCGCGGTCCAGACAGAAGCGCTTGCGGCAACATCGGCGGAAGATATTACCGTGACGAAAGCTTCTGGCGAGCCTGCTGTGACGTCAAATGAACAAAAGTCAGAAGGTGATGCCGCTCAGAATAAGGCAGAGCCAGCTGCACCTAAGAACAAGAGCAAGTGATATGCAGCTTGCGCCAGTTCGTGTCGGCGTCACGGGTGTGCGGCCTGTGACGCTAGATGAAGCCAAACGGCACGTAGGTGCGGTGGGTTTCACTTCTGATGATCCGGATATTGAGGGTTTTATCAAAAGCGCCACAGGATATCTGGAAAAGCTATTGGGAACGGCGCTTGTCAAGCAGAGCTGGCGACAGGATCTGTCCTGTTTCCCATCGCGCTTTTATCTGACGCCTTTTCCAGTCAATTCGTTGACATCGGTGAAATATCGAGCAGACGGCAACCTTGAGCCGCTCGATGTGCAGGATTACGAACTTTACACAGATGTCACTGGTCCGTTCGTTCAATTCTTCCCGCAAAGCTTTCCTGAAATTCCTGATCGACCTGATGCCGTTCAAATCACTTATGAAAGTGGATTCGAGCCGAACGAATTACCGGCTGCATTGAAGGCGGCTATTCTGATTCACGTAGGATATCTCTACGGCCATCGAGGGCAGCCAGAAATGCCGACGATTGAGGATATTCCAGCTTACCAGATGCTGGTCTGGCCTTATCGCAGACCGGGGGTCTAACCATGGCAAAAGCTACAGGCAGTTTGTTTCACGAGGTCGCATTTGACAAGCGTGAGGAAACAAGCGGCGATGGTGCGGGCAACTATGAGGGCGAATGGGTTGAGCAATTCCGTTGCCGAGCTGAATTCATTCAGCTTCGTGGCGGGGAGACAGTCCTCGCAGGTCGTTTACAGGGGCGTCATACCCAAGTCATCCGGATTCGTGTCTCAGAGCATTCCGTTCTGATCACAGCAGGTTGGCAAGCACGCGACATCCGACGCGGCACCGCCTTCAATATCCGAGATATTGAGTTCGAAGAAAACCGCCAGTTTATTTCGCTCACATGCGAAAGCGGCGTAGCTACGGGGTGATGTCATGCCTTGGGTGGAATTCTCAAAAGACTTCGACTGGAAACCGACATCGCAGGTTACGACTGCTTATCGCGAGGGCCATCGGCTTCTTGTAACAACAGCGTGCGCGAAAAAGGCAATTTCGGTGGGAGCCGCAGTCAAGATACAAACACCGAGGAAGCGTGATGGCGAGCGGAGCACGAATACTGGGGCTAGCGAAACTCCACAAAAAGCTGAATGCGATGCCTCAAGTGGCGAAAGACGAAATACGCAAATCACTTGAAGCCGCCGCTGAGGAGATCGTGGGTATGGCGAGGCGGTTGGCTCCTGTTCTTAAAAACGGTGACGAGCGCCGAAAATCAGGCGCTTTGCGCGATAGTATAGGATGGACATGGGGGAAAGCCCCCAAAGGTTCAATCACACTTGGCAAAGTTGCTGAAGCTAGTTTGGCCGGTGATCTTACCATTACAATTTATGCCGGAAATAGTGAGGCCTTCTATGCTCGATGGATTGAGTTTGGGACCCAGAAAATGCCAGCTCAGCCATTCTTCTTTCCATCATATCGCGCAACAAAGAAACGTGCTGCAAGCCGTGTCCGGCGATCAGTAACGCGCGCAGCAAAGAAAGTCGCCTCACAATGACATCGCCAGCCTTTGAGTTACAGCGACAGATAATGAGCGTTCTGGTGAACTATCCGGCGCTGAGTCCCTTCATCGAGGGGAGAGTTTACGACAGTGTGCCAGCGTCAAACGGAAAGATCACTGCCGCTTTTCCTTATGTATCATTCGGCCCATGGGACGAGATTAGCAACGACGCGGATTGCATAGACGGTTTTGACATCACAATGCAAATCGATGTCTGGTCACGCAAGCCGGGCTTTCCTGAATGCCAACAGATAACAGATCTAGTCCGCAAGGCACTTAATGATGAGACGGTCAATCTCTCAGATAACGCTCTGGTGACCTTCAACCATCGAACGACGCGCATATTTCGTGACCCTGATGGGCTGACATCGCACGGGGCAATAACTTTCGAGATGTTCGTAGAGCAAAAGTAACAATCAATTTATCAGCATCACCTGTCCGCCTTCTGGGGCGGCTTTTCTTTGTCAAACGGAGACACACCATGGCACAGTCCACGACAATCAAAGGCGGAAAGATCAAAGTCCTTCTGGGCAATTCCGCAACACCCATTGTGTATGCTGCACCGTGCGGTTTCACTCAGCGGTCAATCACCTTGAACAAGGGTCTCGAAGAGATCAATGTTCCAGATTGCGAAGATCCTGACAAGGTCGATTGGGTGGGGCGCGATGCGACCAGTCTGTCGATGACGATTAGCGGGGAGGGTGTACTTGCTGCTGAAAGTGTCGATACATGGCTCGAAGCTTTCGACAGCATTGATAGCGTTCCTGTTAAGGTCGAGTGGGAATTCCCTGCAAAGACCATTACATGGACCGGTCTCATGCACATCGAAAGCATGGAAGTGGGCGCCAACAACGGTCAGCGTGCAACCAACAATGTGACGTTGCAGTCAGATGGCGAAATGGTGCGCGTCTCCACGCCGGTAACACCATAATGAGCAGAGACGCGTCTTTGCAACTGATCTGGGCGG